GGAAAGCTTTTTAATTCTACTTAAAATCATTTAATTACTCCTTTTCAAATCATATTCAAGGCTTCGCTGATACTCCTTAACGCAGATAGCTAATGCACTTGAAGAAGTCAACAATTTAAACAAATCCCGCTCGTTCAACATAAGATATTGTATGAGCTTGTGAAACGATATAGTGTTTAATTCGTCAACTATTTGAAAGATTCGAACTAAATCGTCAATCTTTTCTGAAGCAGTTTTTGAAAACTTCTTAAACAATTCATCAGAATCATTAAACACTCTAATATCGTTAACGTCATACTGCGTCTTTTCTGGGTTATCCTTATGAGTTAGATAACGAAAGTAACCAACACCAGAAGCACAAACTCGGACAGAATGCAATTCACTTTCAGGCATACCGCAGGCGTTTAACCAAGCACGTATATTATTTAAAGTAGTGGCAGAGGAATAAGCGAGAAGCAAATGATAATGCCGCTTCTTTGGGCTACCATTAATATCGACATCCCTGTCATGAATAGGCGAAACAGCAAAAGTCAAATGCTCTTCCGCCATAGCCAAAATGATTTTGTCAGTATTATATGAAGAACTGTCAGGATAAAGAATTGCGCAAAAATATTTGCTTTTATTTGGTGGATTTCGAATTTTCTCCATTATTCACAACTCCTAAAAACATCATTAAGAAAGCTTTACAAGTTGAAGATTTTTTATGCTCCAAGCTCCAAAACAGCCATTCCAATAATTTTTAGCCCAATTTTTAAGCCAAAGATCAGATTCAGCAAGATTGAATGACTTGTCATAACGAATGTCAAAAACACTCTTAGAAAAGCCTTTTCCACGGATAGAAACATAACAGCCATTTCCGAAGTCGTTAGCATCACAAAAGATTTCACAAAAAAGAGTAAGCTTTAAACTGGAAAACTTTCCAACCGGCGTTTCTGGATCAAAAATTTCAACTGTCATTTTGTAATTCAAATTCATTTGAGCACGTCCTTTCTTTGATGTCTATATAATAACACAAGAGAAAAGAAAAGTCAAGAGGTTTTTTAAAAAAATAAATAATAGACACTTGTAAATAATATCTACGTATTTCGTCAATATGGGGGGGTGTCGTAGTGCCCCCCCATATCGAAACAGAAAGTGAGTGCGATACTTATTTTATATGGGGCTTCGCCCCACGCCCCACACTCGCCGTTAGGCAGGAGTGGAGATTCTCCACTCCAAAAACAAGTGTTGCGCTCCGCTATGTCAAGGGCAAGCATTGTGCTTCGCACCCTTGACACCGCTAACGCTTCAAGCTAATTCCAAATCTGCGGATTCCATTGGGCCCACGTAAAGGGGCGGCAATAGCTATCAAAATACTTCCACATCCGAGGAGCAAAAACAGTATAGCGCAATTTACCTACTTTTTTATTATGAAAAAGAGAAAGAAAAAACTCCCAAAAATTCGGGAAACGATAACCAACAACAAGTTCAGACGTATAATCATTTATGTCACACGTCCTAAATATAGCTTTTGCCGTAACGAAGGGGAAAAGATAGCTTTTTTTAATTCTGTAAAGCGATTGAGTCAAATTTCGTATTTTTTTATCCACAGCGTCCCACTGTTGGGTAAAATAAAGCACATCACAATTGTAATGACGATGATAAACAAAAAAATTAACGCTTTCCTGTTTAAATGACTTAAAAGCGCGATTATCGGCATCAATAGTAATCTCATCTATAATTACAAGCGCGTCCGAGAAGTCGAGAACGCCAAGTTGACGGAAATCAAATTTATAACATCCTTTGCAAGCGAAGTTAGTATAAACACGCTTATATTTCGATTGAAAGAGCTTAATTTTTTTTAATTCGCGTTGCGCAAACCAAGTTGCAAGCGTAGTTTTACCACATCCGGGCACGCCAAAAAAACCAGTTATCATTAAATCACCTCAACTATTTTTAGTTATTTTAGACAAAAAACCCGTGATAAACACGGGTTTTTTTGTGCAAAATTATCCACGTATCAAACGATATGCAAGAGCTATAACGGCTCCGCAAACAAAAATTCCGACGGATACGAGCAAAAGGCTGTTATTAGCTATAGTCGTAACAAGCGATGAAATCCAAGTATTCAGCTGAGTAAAAACAGTAGTTAATCCGTCAAGATTTGCTGTTACTTCAGCAGCTTGAGTTGTAAGCAATATTAACCCTCCTTTCAGCGCTTAAGCCGTGCGGCTATGTCTATAGGCGCAAGCAAGAAACGAACGAGCGCAATAGCAAAAGTCAAAACAATAGCACAGGCAAAAACAAATAGTATATAATATTCAGTAGTGCCAGCCAAGGGGCATGACACGCCGAGAATATCACAAATAAAATCAATCATCTTTCTTTGACTCCGTCTCAACAAGTTTAGCAAGTTTTCGACGTATAATATATGCTTTGATACGAACGAAAGCGAAACGGATAAACGATATCACAGCATAAAAAACAACTGCAATAAAGACACAAATTAAAACATAAGCTAAAAACTTCATTTTTTAATACTCCTAAAAAGATTTAATACAAGAGCACAAACAATTACAGAAAATATAATCCACAAACAAGACAAAATTTGAGTATTTAGATTTATAATTGTATTTGTGTTATTAACTAACTGTGAAAAATCATAATACATAAAACACCCCAATTATTGCAAATCATTTTGAGTAGGCACAGAAAAACGTATTCCAAGAATAACGGAAAGAACAACGCTCAGTACTAAAATAGTTATACAGAAATCAAGCAAAGAAACAGGCTCGCCGTCAAAAGTGTGAAATATAACAACTTCATCATATTTTTGTAAAGTCAAATAAAACAAATTAGTAAACATTCCCCAAAGCTGATCAATCGTATTAGAAATATCAGTCAAGAAATCACCGCCCCAAAATAAATTTAATTATAAACGCAGTTAATGTTATCCCAACGGCTGCGGAAAGCACAGCAGGAGCATATGCCATTACATCGGTCAAAACTTGATTAGCAGAAACGAAAGCAGATACCATTCCAATAAGCCCAGTAATAGAATTAGTAATATACTCCCAAATAGTGTGAAAATAGTTAACTATAGTTTGTATCAACTTTTACGCCCTCGACTCTCACTCTTTTCTTTATGCTTTTCTTGGTCAGCGGATTTAACAATATTTAGTATAGCTCCTACAACACCCAAGAACAAAGAGAAATTAATAAGTGGCAAAATCCATTTAATGACATAAGGCTTTTGTTCACCGTTGTATATAAAAGCGTCAAACATATCACCAAAAAGAGACATTCCACGATTAACACGGCTTAAAAAATCAACATTATTTAAATTGCTTTTAATTTCATCAAATTTAGATTTGAAATCATTAACATGATTTTCTAGCCCATCATCAGGCAAAGTGTTAACCTCTTCCCCATCAAAAAGCTTTGAATTCTGTTCATCTAAACGACTTTCAACACCAGCATTAGGATTTACGCGAATAATCGTCAAAGGGCTTAAACGTATTACACGATTAGGAGCTATTACAATTTGAAAAGCTAAATAGGGCTCTCCATTATACACAAATGACGCCTCAAAGTGTCCATCATGCCAAGTGCTTTCACCCTCAGCGTAAACAATACGATTATTTATTGAAAAGTCATCCCAAAGATTTGTTTTGTAAAGCGAAAAAATGTATTGAAAGTAATCACCGGTAAAATCAAAAGAAACAATATAACTTTGTCCAGCAACAAGATTTTCCGGAAGCTTATAAAAAAGCGGAGAGGCATATCTTCCTTCGGTAACGGCGGTTATAGAAGTCCAATTTTTAGATATTCCGACAACGGAAGTCGTTCCCCCATAGTCAGCTTTAGACATCGTATAAAACGGAACGACTTGAACATCAGAAGAAGCAAAAGAGGGCACTACCATTAACGCCAAACAACAGCATATAACACCGATAGAATAGCACACACGACGGCAAGCACGCCGAGAAACTGAACGAGCTCTAAACTTGTGAAATAACTTAAGGAACTTATGAATGATTGAAAAAACTCGTTCATTTTTCATTTTGAAGAAAATTGAAATTTTTAAAAGACGGGGCAATTCTTAAATCATAAGACGAGCCCACATCAAAAGCGGGAAAGTTGGAAGTGTACACTTTGAACACTTCGGCACGTTCCAAATCAAGAAAAGTTGAAAGATAATAAGAGGGCTTATCTGCCCTCTTAATTTCTGAAATTTTTAAACATTGATACATTACTAAAACAATCCTTTCATAACAAAAACATCTTTATAAGGTACAGAAGTAAATTCTGTTACAATTCGGCAGGCAAAATCATTTTTGCAAAAAACATAACCTTGGCGCACTAAAATACCAAACTTATATTTCATAAAATTAGGCAAAAACTTATAATGAGTATCATCTAGCCAAAGAGGATATAACCCGCTTTCTGTGGCTATAGAATAAAGTATATTCCAATCGCTTGGCTCAGCCTTAAGGTCGGAAAGCTTTTTAATTCTACTTAAAATCATTTAATTACTCCTTTTCAAATCATATTCAAGGCTTCGCTGATACTCCTTAACG